TCATTCTTTCTTCCATCAACATTGTTGCGTAAAGTGTTGATGTTGAAGATAGTTGGCGTATATCTTGATAACCAAGACCTGAGAAGTTAGCGTCGAAGCTTACTGAGTCAGATAGTGAGTATGAGTTGTATGGCAACACTAGATCATCAGCAGCGTAGGAAATTAACTTACCACGTTCGAAGTTAATTGAACCGAATGCTTGTGTTGATGTTTCAGTGATTCCCGGCCAAGTTTGTCCGACTCCACCTGTTCCGGTACCGGTGTATCCGAGGATACGCTTTACGCGGTGTGATGTGCCGACGCCTTTTTTACGAGGAATACGGTTGCGAAGTGGTGTTGGGCGAGGTGTTAGCAACTTAGCAGGTGCTTCTAGATCGAAGGCTGCGAAAGATGTGCTAAGTGGAGATGTAAGAGTGATGTCCTTTTGGATCTCTTGCATAGCAAGGCGTTGTGAAGCCAATGCGTTGTTGAGTCCTGCTAGGGCGTCTGGTGTTAGAGACTTGTTAGCAACAAGTCCTTCGATTGCTGTTAATGGATCAACGGCTGGCGCTTGTCCCGGAACAGAAGAAGAATTCGAAAGTGACTTACCGAGTAGATCGGTAAATTCTTCCATTTTCTGTGCTGCTTCTAAGGGTGTTGCGTCGCCGAATAGATCCTTAGCGCGAGGCATTTCAGCCATAGGTAAGTTCCTTTCGGGTTAGTTAGACTTATTTAGAGTTTCGGCTTCCGCAAAATATTTTTGCGATAGAAGCTTGTAACCCTTCATTAAGTCTGGGTCGGTTGTTGCGTCTGCTTTAGCCTTGTATGTGGCTGCTTTTACCAACAGATCATTCGTAGAGTGATCGATTGGCTTGATAGTCCGCTTAGGACCACCAGCAACGGCGAGAGACTTCGTAACTGCTAACTCCGATTCTAAACCTACCGCTTTTTCGGCTGCTGCCTTATTTGCATTAGCCAAATTCGCGATCTCTGATTTAAGAGATTCGGTAGCACTCTTGATTGCTTTCTCAACGATTGCTTCTATTTCTTCTGAAAGATCTGATCCTTCAGAAACCTTTTCTTCTTCTTCCGTTGGCGCTTCTTCAGCGACCGGGAGTTCTTGATCTTCTAATTCTCTGACTTCTTCTGTTGGTTCTGCACTCTTGGGTGTTTTATCAGGAGTGACTATTACCGCAGTAGATACGTCGTCGCGACCATGTGTTTTCGCAGGATCGTGGCAACCGCATTCTAGGCATTTGCCGACGTCAGCGCTCTTAACCATTTTGCAATCAGCGCATGGGGCTTTATCGCAGCCACCAGCAGCCTTACATTCTTTGCAACCTTCGCAATCGCAATCTGCTCCGACTTTCTTTTCCATGTCTGCTTCTTCGGACATGTATTTGTCATACATACTACGCGCTTCGGCACGTTTCATTCCGGCTTCTTTGGCGCGCTTCAGAAAGTCTAATTTAGATTCACCCTTGGCAGGTTTTAATTCTTTCTTTTCAGCGTCTTCTTTTGGCTTGGCTGCCATTTCTATGTCTTCTGTTACTGGATCCATTACTTCTCCTTCGGCTACTTCGCCTTCATACCATTCAAGTAGGTGATGAACCGCAGTTAGTAGGTGAGCGATTGACATTTCTTCGTTACTTCCGGCGTCCATTTCATTTGCTTCGACCACAATAAGTTGTGCGAGCGCGCGTCGTGCGTCGTCGTATAACTTCTGGTCGAACTTAACTATGTCCGCTGGAACAATAGACTTCGAGAGTTCAATTAACTCTTGGGCATTCTTCATGAGTAGTTCTCTCTTCTCTGCGAGGTCTTCGATTGCGGATAATTGTAATGCAAGCGAAGGCGCTTTGTTGAGATCCCCTATTGCTGACTTATCTAAACCACTAAGGTAATTTTTTACGTCATTTAGGCTAGATTGCACAGTTTCGCGCACTCCTGCTAGATCGCCAGCGATACCACGACGAGATAGATCTGCAACGGCTTGTTGTAAATTAGACTGCGCCTCTTCCATCAATTCGACATGTTCATTAAACGATCCCGGACGAGTAGCGTCATCTAACGCTGCTTGTGCCGCAGATACGCGAGAACTTGCGTCGCTCAATGCTTTATCTTTTTCGCTATAAAGATCATCATCGTCTTCGTTATCTGAATTATCTAAGTCATCGAGCGCTTCTTCAATTTCATTTTGGGCGTCAACTAAGTCATCGTCAATAGCCTCGACTTGTCCGTTGTTGCGACCCTTACCTTCTTGGGCGTCCATGTCGTCATCGTCTTTACCTCCGCCGTTCGAATCGGAATCTGATCGAGTAGACGATCCGAATTGCCCATTGGCTTCGCGTGGTTGTTCTTTTTCAATGGTATCTGCGCTCTTTTCAGTTTTCTTATAACCGCCACCGCGCTTTTTATACTCGCGAGTTATCCAAGCATTCGCAACCGCAGAAGGGTATACCTCGAATTTCTCCTTGGCTTCTGCCTTCACACGCGCGTATAGATCCTTATCAGAAGGCTCAGATCCTTCTCCGCCGGAATTGATCGCACCGTAATTTTCTTCTTTTTTCATAATTAATTCTTCTGTTTTCCACATACCGCTTTCGCCTTCAACGCTTTTAGCGAGGACGAGTTGGCAATTAGGGTTAGCAGGTCTATCAACCAAGCTTACTTCTACAATTTGTCCGTCAATAATGCGCCCGTTGGCTGCCTTCTGATCGCGCACGACACGTGGAGACTTAATGCCGATAGAGAAACCTTTGAGAACGCCGTTATCTACCTTTTTGACAGAGATAGGATCTACGACTAACGCGTGAATGTAATGTCCGTCAGCCTTCTTTTCGTATTCTTTTGCCACTCCGGCAGCGATTGAAGAGTGTTGCTCGCGAATGTTTCCGCCGGACTTAAACCATTCTGGCATAGCACGATCTAGCCAAATAGGATCGCAAATTTGTTGATCAATGTCGAGTGAGTCATCAGTTGCCTTGCCATAAACCATGAGAGTTCCGTCATCGCGCTTATCTGCTTTGATGATCTCGAAATACGCCGTTGTTAAGTCGTTCATTGTTGCTTTCTCCTTGGCTTCTTCTCTGTTAGTAATTCCTCGCGCCCATGATCTACCAGCGTCGCCACCCCAAAGCAGCCATGCTATGTAACCTGCGCTATCGACTCCCCAGCCTTCGCCTTTTTTATCTACTTCATGACGCGCGAAGTATGAATTCATGCGCTTGATCGTGTCTAATGATAGCGCTGCGCCGTTAGATAGATCTCTCGCGCGCGCGACACCAACTTCAGTTCCGCCTCTACCATGTTTTTTTCTTAATTCTAAACCGCGTCTGGCATTATTACGCACCGCTTGTGGTGGTACGAAACCGTCTGCCATTAGTTCTCCTTAGAATAAATGCTAATCATACGCGAGACTATTTAGATAATCTTGCCCCAAGCTTGGGTCGTCCACCATACCGATAATAACTGGTAATAGCGCACAACGGCAATTCGGGTGAGCAGGTGGTTGGGTATCGCCTGACTCAAATGCTTGACCTAATGTTACTACTTGTCCGTCGTTCTCTGCACAAATGTCGCAAGGTTCAACGGAATTCCATTCGACCTGTTCTATTTGCGCTTCTTCATACATAATAAGAGAAGCAGCAGACATGGCGCGATTCTGTTCCGTAATGGCAATCGTTAGCGCTCGCGCAGGATCGCCAATTTTGGCGGTAATAATTTTCGCAGCCTTCGCAGGAGAATAACCAGCAGCGATAGAATCAGCGAGAGCCGTCCCTATGTAACCGTATCCAGCCTTCTTAATAGCCTTACTTACGATCCCTGCGTTATCGAGAAATGTTTTGAACGCACCACGAGGTCGCAGTAATAGCGCAGCAGCCTTATTTCCCGGAGTCCATTTCGACCAATCTACCGTTGCGTCGCTTTTATCTGGCGCCTTCTTCATCGCCTTTCTGGCTTTGGCGATAGATTCTTGCGCCGAAGCTTCTCCTAATACATAGCCGTCCGCATAAACTTTGCGTAACGCTGCGATAAGTGGCTCTTCATTTACTTGCACATTGAGCATAGCCCACGCGCGAGCGCGCGCACGATCTTGCGTAATGTCACCGCTGGCATAAGGTTGTGTGCGCAAATACTCTTCGAACACTTCTTTGGCGTTCACCATTTGCCGTAATGCTGCTCGGATCTTAACTGAGTTCCTCGCTGCTATGCGCCCGTCCGCCTTATGAGCGCCCCACATTAGTAAATGTAGGCTTTCGCTAATTGACGAGCCGTTTCCAGATCGCCTTCCATAGCGCAACGGTTTAATGCGTCAGCGACTACCGAGTCTATTGTCTTAAACTCGAAGTCTCTACCGCGACGACCCTTGTTAGCCCACTTCATAAATGCTTTGACCTCTACCGCGACTTCTTCTTTTGTAGGCTCGACTTCTTCAGGGATCGCATTACCCTCTGTGCCGGGAATAGGGGTTTCTCCGTCAGATTCTAATTGTGGCGCTGACTCTCCAGCCATAGCGTCAATAATTCCGTCGGGGCTGAACAACAATACTGATTGCCCTGCGAGAAGAATAGGCATGTCTGCCTGTGGAGTATCGAGAAGTGGTAACCCTAATTCAGCGCGACCTTCATTTACAGTTTTAGCAGCCGAAGTAATTTCGATCTGGTGTTTACGCGCAGTTGATTCATCGTCTTGGCGCTTGCTCGGCATAAGCTTGAACTCAAGTTCGCGTGGCATGTTCAGATAAGTGTATGAAAGGTTAGTAATCATTTTGTTAAGCCATTGGATAAGAGGTTGCGCTCCTAGTGCTTCTGCGTTACTTGCTTTACCTTGTTCGAACCCTGCTCCGCCTAGTCCACCTTTAGGGTTGTATCCAATTTCAGTTGGTTGAACGCCGAAGTGTCCGCAGATAGATTCAATCAAGAAGTTATCGAGTGTGTCCTTGAACTTTTCTCCGTAGCCTTCGTCCATAACCGCTTTTAATCCAGTAGGCAATAGGCGAGCGCGCTTGCGTTGCTCGGTTTGTCCTGCGAGATCATCGTTAAGAATGTTTTCGTATGCGCGCAATAGATCTGGGTTAGTTCCCCATGTCGCGTCTGTTTCAAACATCATCGCCGGAATTACGCCGTCTGTGTATTCGGCTCTGATCCATTGTTGGCGACGAAGATAAATGTCAGCGAGAGGTAATGATCGTTCTACTGGTGATTGACCGTAAACGCTAGTAGTGCGACGATTACGCACGAGGTAAGCAAGATCATCAGAGGTAAATTCACCGTCGGCTTGTGGATCATCGCTATTGGCTGAAAATTCAGATCTAGGGAAACCGTAAAGAATTTGTTGGAACGCTGGTGCTGGCGCCATAGGTCGCATACCACGATCATCTAGTAGTGGTTTAATAGTCGCGCCGTCTAGGATCTGTAAGCCATACAAGTCTCCACC